CTACCTACATCAGTAGTTTGAAAACCAGTTCCACTATTAATTCCCGTTATAGCAGATGCTGTTAAAGTTCTGCTCGTTCCTACTGTTGTTGCACTTGTCGTTAAAGTTGTTGTTGTTGTATTGGCATCAAGAAATGGGCCAACTTGAAAATCTACTTCTGCTATAGTCCAAGCTGAATGACCTGTTCGTGTTAATTTTGTTGGTTCATGTAATGGATGCGTAATATACATAACATCAGCAGATTGCGTAAATTTTAAATCAAAAACTTGTGCTGATGTAAAAGATGTTGCAATTTCATAAACCTTTTCTGCCGTTCCAGCAGAAGAATAGGCAGTATAACCCGATGTATTAACACCAGATAATTCAAAAGTATTAGTTGTTTTATTTGCGACAGTAAATCTTCTTCCATTTACTTGTGTCATTCCAACAACACTATTAATCCAAACGTGATCTCCATTTGAATATCCGTGTGAAGTTGCTGTAACAACCCCAGGATTTGCTGCTGTTAATCCAGAAATAGTTTTTGATGCTTCTACAATTTGACCATTATCTTTATAAAATCTAATATACTGATCTCCAAATTCAAGAATATAAGATTGTGTTACATTAAATTCAAAAGGAATTAATCTTGTACTATTTGCAGAATTTTTTATCTCACAAACAAAACGAGTACCCGATCTACGACTTGTACCTCCTTGTGGAAATACAGTCATATTCTCCATTATTTCTACACCATTATTATATTTTTTAAAATCAACTTGACCAGCAAGTTTCGGTGTTAATTCTCCAGCAGTAAAGTTTGTTTGAAAAGGATGTACTCTCGCCATTATGCTTTCCTAAAGTCGGTAAATGTATCAGACACAAGATCATCAATAAATCCTTCTTGGCCATCAACACTTCTCGCTTCGGAAAGTTTAAGTTGAAAGAGTTTTTGCATCTGATCTTGTAATTTGACACTATTGGTTACAGGATATGCAAGGTCTACAGCTAATTTTGCAGTTAAGACATCAACAAACATTGAATCAAACTGAATAGTATCTGTAACCCTAGCTATGTAAAGAATTTTAGCCGTACCTTCATTGGTAAGTAAAACTCTACCTTGTGAAGCTAAATGTTCAATTTTAAAAACGTAATCTTTATACTCCATTTCCAAAACCCTTAAACAATAAGGATCAGTTGGTAATGCGTATTGATATGAGTATTCGTATGCGGGTGTATCTGAAAGTTGTGCTAAAGTTGCTCTTGTTATAGCAAAATTCCAAGGGTGTGATCTTAAAACTAGATCACGTGCTGGTATGTAAAAAGAATTACAAAGTCTTGCTCTTTCTGTATCATCTGTAAGTGCTGTAATCGGGTCATCGCCCAATCTACGTAAAGCATTTGAGCAGATAGAAACTTCTGTTGCCATAATTCTAACATAATATCAAAGGGGCGACCATAATTCAATATATATCGCCCCTTCTTTTTATTATTTTTATACGTTAATTAATCTACAACGTATTCAAATGTTAATGCAATAGTTCCAGTCGCTACTGCTCCCGCCAACGTAAGCGAAATAGGTAGACCATCTTTATCAGCATCTACTTCTGCACCAGAACCTAAAGCGATTGTCGCTAAACATTCTGTTCTTCCTGCCGAAGCAGTTGATACTGCCGCTAAATACCCAGCAGCCGAAAGTGAAACTGCACTTCCAGAACTGTCGGTATAAGCTGCATTACCTACTGATAATGTAGTTGATGAAGCCAAAGCATCGTACGCTAACCAGCCACGAAGTAATCTTGCCCCGTTAGGGATATTAAACATCTGAATTACATCGCCGATAGAAAGAGAAGATGCTTCATAAGTCGCATAAGCAACTCTAATTCTTCCAGCTTGTTCATTTGTTTTTACCCTTTCGGTAGGATTATTTTGCGACCATTTCGTTTTTTGTGCCGAATATACAGTTGCCATAAATTATAATCCTCCTTACTCGTTACAAGCTATCTCTACCATCTTTTCTTCTTCGATACGAGTTGCACCGATTGTCATAGATAGAAATACTTGTGTTGCATAGTTCTTGTCTGATCTTTCAGATATTTTTGTACTAATATCTGATCCTAGAGCAAGACCTATTGCTGATTTTGTAAACGCCAATACTTGTCTTGACGGAGTTGCATCTGTTCCCAATCTTTGGGATCGGATAAATTTGAAACCTAAAAAGGTATCAATATTACCTTGGACTAACGCTTTTACAGTATTAAAGTCACTTGATGTGACTGTTGTACTATTAAGCATATCGCCTATTTGACCAGCCGCACAAACCAAAAATCTTGGTTCTTCGGGGTCAGTTTCATTAGCATCTAGTATTTCTTTAGCTGATACTAATTTAGCTATAGTAAGCCCTGCTGATCCGTGGACAACCTTTTGTCCAGAACCTAGAGGAGTAGCTGTTCCGCCACTCACTCCTGCATAAGCATTTCCTGTAGCTGCAGCGATAATTGCATCATCCATAGCACGACCCATAGCAAAAGCACCAGCCATAGCGTAATCAGACGATGGGGAAATTAATAGTCTAACTTTATCTTCGTTATCTATTAAATCTGCCCAGTCGTAATCATCCATAGTAACTTTTCTTCTACTATGTGGTGTGTCCATTCTCGGTGTATCGGAATGACGTGAAGTACGTTTCTGTGCTGCTGTTGAGCCAATTCTTTCAAAAAAGTGTGCTTTGCCCGTTACTGTTTCAGTTCGGACAGCATCTCTTAATCTAGAACCTTTTTGTTGTGCTAGGTGTAATACATTTGCTTTGTACTGTTCAACGAAAGCCGTTGTTATTTGTACAGACATATTATCTCCATAGTTTTACAAAGTTGCAGAATAGGGGTCGAATAGCACAATGCTAATTCAACATATTCCGTTAAATCGGCTTTTGTCCTTTCGGGAAACCTTATCGTAAGACGATACGATCAATCGAATGTTTAAAGCCGATCACGGCTACCTATTCGTTGTCCACTATGGGGCGAAATTAGTAAAACAATTATATCAGATAATTTAATTATTTACCATACACTTTTTCGTGTAATTGTCGTACTTGTTCCACAGCATTTAAGTGATCTGGATGACCAGATTTATGATATGCGTGATTTGCATCTGCATATATTTTAGCAATATCTGCTTTTGCATCAACTGGTGAAACAGCTAATTTATTATTCTGTGTATTTTTAGCCATTTCTTCCGTTATATCTTCACCTAAACGTGCAAATAATTTAACAACTGATGGATGATTACCTGCTTCGGTATCTAAAAGTTGTATCAATTCTTCATCTGCATATACTGACATTGCTCTTTGTGCGGCTCTAACTTTATTATCGTAGTCATAACCCCACTCTTTATGCAATGCTTCTTCTGTATTTTTCTTTCCTAAAGTCATATCAGTATTACGTCTTTGATTTTCATAATCAACAGACTTTACTTGATAATCTATCAATGCTTTAGCTTGATCGTTACTCAACCCAATTTGATGGGCAACATTTCTAAATTGTTTAACTTGATCTTCATTAAAATATTTAGAGTGTGTTTCAGGAATAGTAAAACTATACTTATCAGAAGTTTCGGGCCTTCCTAACTTTGTATATAATTCAGCCCTTTCTTCATCTGTTTTTGGTATAGGTATTCTACTCCCTATCATTTTTTGCTGGTGAACAAGTGTAGTCGCTGCCGATTCTAAATCTTTAATATTTTGAATTGTTGGATTATTCTTCAATTCATCATTTAAAGATGATCGCCAATCTTGATTATCACTTGCACCAGACCCAAGTATAGTTTTTTCTTCTACTACTGGGTTGTCTTGTACTGTGGTCGTTTGCTCATCAGCCATTTTTATCCTCCTTTAAAAGATTGATTATTCTGATAATTACCGATCTTTGACCTTCTCGGTATGAAGTTTCATATGGATCACTTTTTGTAAATGAACCTCTATGATAATAAGCTGACTTTAAATCAGCTATTACTCTTTCGCCCTCTTTAGAGCCAAAAGTAATTCCGTAATCTCTTTTTAAACTTTTAATTTGTTTTTCAAAATCAGGTGCTGCCATTTTTCGGTCTATATTTTTTATCCCAAATTTCTTTTTGTGTCAAACCTATTTCATCTTCTTTTCGTTTATTTCGAGAATCAATCTTATTTACATCTATCATTTCAACTAAAGCATACCGACACACTTTAGGAGTTTTTTTTCTCCAAGGCCCTGTTGCTCCCCATTGAAAATGTAATAAATAACGTGGTTCATCATAGATTTCCATTCTTGAAATATCAAAATCATCTAACACATTAGCAAAACTTTCGTTGGGTTTATGATCGTTCCAATCCATTATTGAATTGATCCCGATCCATTTGAATTACCAGGGTCAAAAG